GGTCTTCGCGGTCTTCAGCCAGGTCTTTCGCCAACTGCTGATAGTAGTCCTGCCGTTCCTTGGCGGCCTCAATCTTGGCTTTCTCCACCTCGGCCTCCTTCAGCTTGGCTTCGGCTTCGGCCAGCTTTGCCTCTGCCTCTGCCTTGCGCTTACTTTGCCGCCAGTAGAAGAAACCTCCGATACCCGTTCCTCCGAGGAGCAGACCTATCAGCGAGATGATTGCTTCAAGTGTTATCTCCATCGCCCTACTCTGTCAGATTGGTGAAACACTCCTTGATTTTCGGCCACGCGAGGTATGTAAGGGCTGCAATGCCGGCACAGAATATCCATGCGTGATTATAACAAGCATAACCGACACCACCGATTGAGCCTACGATAGCGAGGCAAAGCAATGCGAATGATATAAACTTCTTTTTCATACTGCGATAATTTTACGATTACTTTCTTTATATATCGCGCACTTTATCGCTCAGGGTTTACCCGATGGCGGGCGGTCACGGGGCGATCACGGGGACAGGTAACTGAGTGGCGAAGCACTTCAGCTACCTGTCCCCATGACCACCGTGTCTCTCGATAGAGAGCCGTGTTAATCCGTGCAAAATTGAATTTTACTCTCTGATAAGTTGTGGATTGCAGTGCATGTTCCACAACAGGTCAACGAGCGCAGTCGGCTTGTAGTTCCACGTGCCGTTGTCGTAAAGTTCATTGTCGGTCATCTGGTCGGCATTCTTGCAAAGATTTACCGACAGAGGGCGACCGATGCCGAGCTTCTTGGATTCCTCGCGGATGATACGGGCCACGTCGCCACGACTGATGTAGCAATACTCACGCGGCTGACAGCCTCGCATCAGCCCAACCAGGTTCTCTATGACGTGCTTTGACGGGAACTTGTGGCGTGGTGTCGGTGTCCACTCCCACAACAATTCAAACAACTTCAGCACCTCCTCGTCGGTGGCATTCTTACAGCTGGATTTGGCGACTTGCGCCTGCAACTGCTTCATGTGGCGCACCAGTCTCACCACGGCAGCTTGTTCTGATTTCTTCATAATCTTAAAATTTTTAATTTGTTAATATTGAAAAGATGTCATCTAAGGTCGCCAGACCTTTCTCGAATTTCTCGATCTATGTTTCTTCTCCGTCAGCCCTTCCTTGATGGCGTTCACGGCATTTAGGAGTTCGGCGGGGTAGTTCCTGGGGCGGTCACGGGGACAGGTAACTGAGTGGCGAAGCACTTCAGCTACCTGTCCCCATGACCACCTCAATCCCCCACTCTCTCGCTTTCATCCTTTCGAGCCTTGCACCTCGGCTACTCTGCCAACCGCCCATCATATAGATATGCGTGCAACGGCGAAGGTGCCAAAGGTCGTAAGCCAGTGTCAGGCGATAGCCCATCAGTCTGTAGAGCCACGGCCATCGGCATGGTGCCAGCTTCGTGGGGTTCACAATCTCCCGAAACCCCGCCCGCCGTAGCCGTTCCTCTGCCTGGTAGAAATTCCGCAGATACTCCCTTCTTTCCTGTCCCGTCATAGGACCTGAAATATACACACGGGCATTCCTTCCGTGCCTATCAATATGCTCGTCGCAAGCCTTTTCAAACTCGCGACGCGCTTCATCCAATGATTCTTTGCTCATAATACCTTCATAAAAAAACCGTTATCTCCAATACTTTCCGTATCAACCTCAATTATATCGAAGTCTCTTTCCGTTGGATTATTCCACACGTCATCTTTTATTGCTCGTCTAACACCTCTCTTTGCCTCTTCTAATGTAGGATAGATGCCTTTGATGTCTTTACATTGATACACCACCGATTCATAACCATCGGCTTCTGAGTCATAGTATCCTTCGGGATCAATATCTTCATAATCCGCTTGAACTATATAGATTTTCATAATTCGTAAAATTCGTTCAATTTGTGGTTCAATAAGGATTATTCTGTTTATCATTCTTCACGCGCTCCTTCTCGTCCTGGATAGCGTCGTTCAGCATTGCCTTAATCTCACGCAGATGCTTGAAGGTCTCAGCAGATGTTCGCGGGCATCCTCGCACAAATGACCGCAAGTTCGGAGTGTCGAATCCAAACTCGGTAGCGTCGCAGATATATTCCTGCCACTCGATGTACTGCTCACTGGTCACGTCACAATCTACGCAATAGATCATGTCATCAATACCGATTGTGAACATACCGTCGCCATAGTCGTACACACTGCCCTCTTCGCCGCCTATCCAGTAGCCGTAGTGGGCATCGAGTTCCCACATGTTCAGCAGTGCCGCCTGATAACCTCTTACGGCCTGCCTCCATTGTTCTTTCAGTTGTCGCTTTACAGCGTCTTTTGTCTTTTTCATAATTCTTGTAATTCTTTCAATATTGGAAAAGATGGGAAATCTTGGGGGAATTTCCCATCTTTACTGTTACTCACTCACCCTCCCCTCGGTAATGTCAAATCCGTGGAGGGCATCTTCCAGCGCGTGAACGATGTCTATCTTGGGGGTCGGCACGGGACCGCCCTTCACGATGCGGCGCAGGTCGCTGTTGCCCATCTCCACGGCGCAGTTGCCGAAGCACCAGGGGATGAGGGGGTTCGATGAGAATTCTATCCACGGGTCGGGGCGCAGGATCATCTCTTCCAGGTGGCCGATGATGGGGTTCTGACTCATGGCGGTCTGACTGATGGGCACCACCATGCGCTGAATCATGTCGGCAATGTCCTTGGCCGAGAGGTCGGTGCGCTGCTTCTGGAAGAGCGTCTGAAGCCATGCCTTCAGTTGGTTGATGGGCTGGACGCTCTGCGCTGGGTCATAGTTAAACATGACGATGTTCACGCCCTGCTCGGTCAGTTCGCCCAGACGGTTCACGCTGTAGATGCTGTCGAACACCTCACCGGGGCACACCTTCAGCCAGCCTCCCGCAATCCATTCCTCATAGAGCGGACGGTTCGGGCTCTCCATCATGGTCTTCTCCAGCACCCACGCATCGCAGTCGAAGAAGAAGCGTCCGCGCATGGTGTTCGACGGCAGGTAATCGACAGCCAGATAGCCGTGGGCGTAGAGGTCGTCGCCGTGCGAGAAGTCCATGCCGCAGAACACCTTCCAACGCTCGCGCCCTTGGTCGATGTACTTGCAATCCTCGATGCGTTTCGCCACCTGTAGCGGACGGATGCGGTCGCCCGTGATCCACTTCGTCACCTTGCCCGTCTGCCACATATTAAAGTCCTTCGTCAGCACCTCCTGCTTGGTGTCCTCGGTGCCGGTGGCGGCTTCGTGCAGTCGCTCGCGGTAGTAGGTGGGCTGGACGGTGGTGCCTATCGAGCGGTTCACCTTCTTGAACAGTTCGGGGTCGTCGAGCTTCGTCAGGTCGTCGGTCAGCTCCCACTTGTCGAGCTGCAAGAGGAAGGCGCACCAGTAGTCGTCGGGCGTGCGGTGGGGCTGTCCGAGGGGGTACTGCATCTCGCTCATCAGCGATGCCTCCACCTGCTCCAACTTGGTCTTGTAGGGGCCTTCCTTGATGCGTCCGGCGGTGGTGGTGTGGAGCAGCAGCTTTTCACGACGCGGACCCGTTGAGCCCCAACACGTATCGACTGCCGCCTGCATATCCGAGTGGGCGTTCACGTAGCCCGCCTGTCCGTGCTCGTCGGCATGAACGACTGAGGCGTAGAGTCCGTCCTTCGAGGTCTTGCCCGCCGCCATGCACTTGATTTCGCCTTTCATCGGGTGTCCGGGTTGCCAGTTTAGTCCGTTGCGCGTCATGCGGAAGTACTTGCCGCCCATGCGGTTCGAGCACGTCGGATCGACTTGCATGGCAAACTCGCGGATGGCTTTGTAGGCTATCTGGCTCTGTTCGCTCGAGTTGGTGCAGATGAGTGCCTGCCCGTTCACGTCGCCCAGGAATCCCACCTCGGTGAAATCGACCGCGCCGCCCAGCTCGGTCTTGCCGCTCTTTCGGGTCAGGAACCAGTGCGCCTCCTGCGTCAGCCGTCGCGTGTCCCACACCTCGCCGTCGCGCACCCATTCGGTAGGCAGCAGCATGTCGCCCTCGTGGTATTCGCGCTCCATCGGCACGTCCACCTTGAAGGCGTAAATCTCGAAGATGAGCCACACCTGGAACGGCATCAGCCGGACGTGCTGCGAGCCTCGCGGAGTGGAGAACCGCAGACCGCCCTTCACGTGTCGCCCGCCTTGCCACTGTCCCTCGATGGCTCGGAGCGACCGCTTCACGCGCTGAGGGTCGAGGTCGTAGGAGTCCATCAGTCGCATTTCCTTGCGGATGCCGAGCAGCTCCATGAGGTTGGCGTGGCTGGCATTGCCCGAGATAGCGTCGTCGATATACGTCAGCAGTCGCGTGTCGATGCTGTTCAGTCGGTTCACGTAGTCGGGCAGTGCCTCGGTGATGTCCGCGAGGCACTGCGCCTTGGTTTGTTTAAGTTCGTCGAAGTCGGTCATATTATTCAAAGTATTCTTTACACTTGAAGCCCTTGCGAGGCTCGAAGTCGAGGAAGTCCATAGCCTTGAAGAGCCATGCACGGTTTGCCCATCGTGCGATGTCCTTCTCATACTGCGACGGCTTGCGCTGATTCTCGTAGTCGCGGAAGGCTTGCACGAATGGGTAGATGCCCAGACGTTTCAGCGTCCGCAGTCGGAAGAGGTCTTGCTCGCGGGTGGAGTTGAAACCGACCAACACGTAGCACACTATCTTGTATGCCTTGATGTACTTGGTCATTGCCTCCAATCGCTCCGTGAGGTCTATCTGCGGCAAGTCCCATGCGATGTGTACGCCGTTCTTCAGCCGCAGGGAGTTGAGCGCGTAGGCCTGCTCCTCGTCCATGATGCGGACATCTACGCCGTGGAACTTCACGGGCTGGTTGCACTTGCGAAGATGATCTACCGCCTCGCGCCATTCGGGGTTGGCGAAGAAGTTGTTGTCGAGCACCTCAATCCATTGCCCGTTGGGGTTCAGCTCCATCGGCTCCACGGGGTAAATCTTGCCCTCCTTGTCGTGTACCAGGCAGAAGGGGCAATGCCGGATGCAGCCGCGTGAATAGAACTGGATGCTGAACGGGTGCTGCGGATAGAGCGAGTAGTCGGGTCGCCGCCATTGGTCTATCTCGTCGGGCAGACGGCTCTTGATGTCGTAGCCCGTGCCGCCCTTGCGGATGTCGGGGCACTGATAGGCGGTCAGGTCGTCGGGCGTGAAGGTGAACACCTTCGACTTGTAGATGCGGTCGTATTCGTTGAACGCAAACGCCCACTCGGTCATGTCGCCCTGCTGCTTGTGCCATCCCGCAATCTTCATCAGTGCAAGGTTCGGGAAGTTGTGCCCGTCAACGTCAACAAGTCCGATTTTCATAATTCCTTATTCGTAGTCCTTTAATTTCTCTTGGCACTCCTTTGTACGTTTGGCGCAAAGGGCTTGTGCAAAGTTGATGATGTCCTGCCAATCTTCTGGTCGTAGCAGATACTCGTCTGTGGTGCCGTCCTTGAATTGAACAAATATGCTGCCACCATAGTAGGCGCGTCCGTTCATGTTGTCCGCAAATTCATGGAATCGCTTCATTTCAGCCACCATCCTTTGTCTGAGGAATCCTGCTATCTCTTGTTTTCTCTCTTTGTCCATAATTCGTTCAATTCGTTCAATTCGTGTTCAAAAAGAAGAGAGCCAACACCCGTCAGCCCTCTTACATCTTACATCTTCCATCTTACATCCCGAAGGTCATCCCTCCAGCTCCCCGCCAGTCGTACCGCCGCCCTGGTTGCCACCTTGGTTGCCGCCCGTCTGGGTGTTGTCATCGTCGGTCACGGTGTTCTCGTCGGTCTCTGCCTCGGTAGTCCACGAAAGCGATGCACCCTTCACGGCAGCCGCGATGTCGTCACCAGCCTTGTAGTTCACTTTGGGCTTCATGTCGGCCAGCTGGAGGTTGTCGGCATTCTCGTCCCACTTGCCGTTGACGGCGGGGTAGAGTTTGCCAAGCACGCCCAGGTCAACGATGTAACCCTGCTTGATGCTGTCGGCAATGCCGTCGATCATCATCTTGCAAGCCAGCTCAGCCTCGC